GCTCATCAGCCTCATGGACTCCAGCGCCGCCCGCAGCCCGCCGAAGCGGGATTCGATGAGCAACGCCGCGTCCAAGGTTGGCTTGAGGGTGTAGGTGCGGCCGCCGATCACCAGGGTGGTGGTGCCGTATAAGGCTTCGCTCATTGGAATTCTCGCAGTAAGGGACGGGGCTCAGCCCCGCCTATCAAGGGACAGCCGGTCCGGCCGGGATTTCGATGATGTCGGTGTTGATCGCGAACGTCATGTTGCGCCGCACCACGTTGTCAGCCGAGCCCGCGGCCACGGTGTTGTTCATCACCTTCACACCGAAGTAGAAGGTGGTCGGCAGGATGGCCGGAGTGGCGGTCGGGTCGCCGTCGTTGAGCGTGACCTTGACGTTGTAGTTGCCTTTGGTGCGGTCCTTGTGTGCGACCGCAACCGCCTTCTGGCCTGCGTCACCGCTGTCCAGGCCGACCGCCAGGGTCATGTTGCCAGCGTCAGCGGTGCCCTTGTACTTGCGCACGCGGCCGTCGCTCAAGGCGGTGAAGTTCACAGCGCTGAAGGTGTCACCGAACTCGCCCAGGTCTTCGATCTCGCCCACCTGGACATAGGTGTCGGCCTCGTACTCGGTGAGGGTGCTGGCACCGGTCTTGCCGCCAATGGCGAGGCGGCAGCCGGCGGCTGTGTTGAGGTTGTCGTCGGCCATGGGGGATCCTCCAAAGGCTCATTGGATAAAAGCCGCGGCGCGGCCGTTGGGTGGTTCAGTGGGTGGTAATCACGCGGACGGTGATCGAGCCCTGGTATGTGACGCCGTCGGTGTCGCGCTGGGCGTCGGCCTGCTCGACCCGGACGGAAACCGCGCGGCCTACCTCCAGCGGCAGCCGTCGCTCGTCCAGGGCGGCGATGACCTCACCGTTGATGCGCTTCACCTCAGCCTGGCCCACGGCATCGGACCAGACAGACAGGTACAACAGGCGCGTTTCGCGCTTTCGGCCAGAGATCGGGCTGCTGTTGACCGAGACCTCCCGGTCAATCGACACGTACGGCATCGCCGCATTCAGCGGCGCTCCGTCGTAGATCGGGCAACTGACCTCAGCCTGAAGCCTGGCGAAGATAGCCTCCTGCAGGGCCAGCGATGGATCAGCCATTGCCTACCCCCTGACTCGCCTTGCGCAGCGTGCGCCGGACAGCTTCCTGAAGGTCGGCCATCACGTATTCGCGGTTGACGTCCAGCGACGGTCGCAACCACGGGTGAGCCGGCCTGGCGGGTATGTCCGGGTACTTGCCGAAAAAGTGCTGCCCATCCGACTTGTTCTTGGTGTCGCGCTGGCGGATTGAATTGCGGCGCCCTTTCAGCTTGGACTTGTCGCGATTGTTGGTGTGCACCCCGCCAACCGCGTTGCGGTCGGCTCGCTGATAGATGCTGCCGGAATAGCCCTTGGTGCCATATTCGAGAAATCGCAGGTAGAAGAAGCGACGGTTGTCCCGCTTGCCCCTAATGCCGACCTGGGCATCAAGCCCGCTAGGGGCGACGTACACCCGTAGTGCCGCCGACGCAGCCCCGGTATCCTTGGGGATCAGCTGCTGCTGGGTGGCCAGCACGCGCGCGGCCGCTTTGGCCATGGCCGGCTGCAGTTCATTGTCCATCGTCTTGTGGATGTTGCGCAGCGTCCGGCGCAGCCGGATATCGCCGCGGATACTGGACCGGCGAGCCATGGTCTACTCCTTGGCCTGGGCGGCCTTCGCTGGCTTTTCAGCCTTCTCGATGATTTCGACGGCGTAACCACGAGCGATCAGGCCCTTGGCGTACTCATCCGCTACATCGAAGATTTCGCCCTTCTCGCGCTCTCCAGAAGCGCCACTCAGCGGTCCCAGTGCTTGAATTTTCATGGTTTCACCTCATGGGTTCGGTACTGATGAGCAAAGGAGCCTCATCAGGGAGTTCTCGTTGTCCGGTAAAACTGCCTCGACTTGGTAGGTGACCCCACGTCGCGTCAGACGCGTCCCGGCAGCGATGTCTGGGCGCGGTCTGCCGATAATCTCGGCCGTGACGACAGCACTCAGCTTTTCAGCAACGGCTGTTACCCGACCAGTAGGGGTCCGCACCTCGCCCCACATTTCAGGGCGAGCAGCAGGAAGCCAGGTCACTACAGCCCCCCCGGACTTATTCCTCTCTTCATGCCTGAACGTCACTTTGAACAGATGACGCAGCGGCCCGGCTCTCATACGCCCCACCCGATACGGTGTGGAGTCAGGAGTGCCAGCGATCCTTTTGGAAGGTCGGTGGCAATGGTCCCGATCACAACGTCCTCACGGTTTGCGTAAAGATGTCCGAGGATAAGCAGGCAGGCAGCCTTGATCTGCTTGTTGCAGACCATGGGGGCTTCGCCGGCCTCGCCAGTAGCGACAGCCTCATCCATTGCCCGCTGATCCACATAGAAGCGACGATTCAGATAGTCCATCGCCTGCCCTTCGGCCGCCTCGATCAGGAGCTCAAGGTATGCGTCGTCGTCGTCGGGATCCCGCAGGTGATGCCGGGCGATAGTCATGCTGATGACCGGCATATCCCTATTCCTTCAGCGGCTCGAACGATGCCAGCTTCCGCTCTACCAACTCCTCTGCATGCCGACGCGGCACCACGTAAGCGGGACCGCCGCGACGGCGCAGTTCGCCCTCATCCATGTAGGACCGCATTGGGTAGATCTGAAGAGTTACTGGATTTGGGTTGGCTACAACCAAATCCCCTGCAACTGGCAGGTCGATATCATCGCCAGTCTCGTTCACCGTCGGCCCACTCTGGCCTGCACCTTCCGATGCCCACGCTTCTGTAGCGGAAGCTCCGGCACTGGCGCCCAGGTCGCTTCCAGCGACGTCCGAACCGGCGCACGAGTCTGCCGGTGCTTCTGGCAATGCCTGCTCCGCGCCCTCCCCTGAGCCTTGATCAGTTTCGGGATCGCTCGACTCTCCAGGACTTGGCGAGGCTGCGTCACCAGGCGAGAGGGTCAAAGACGCATCCACGGCCGGAATGCCGCTAGTTTCAGTGGTCGAGGCAGGTTCCTTCGGCTCTACCGTGGACTCTGGCTTTTCCTGTTTACGTGCCATAGGAATACTCCAATAGGGCGCCATTGCTAACGCCACATTGCGGAAGAGTTAAGGAGTGACCAGCGGGCCCGTAACGAAGGCTTCGTCGCGATAGATGGCAAAGGCCAGACGCTCTTCAGCCCGGATCGTCGCCATGTTGTTCTCGAAGTCCTTGTCGTTCTCGGTCGAGATCAGTACCTCGATTTCCATGCGGTCGAAGATCTGAGCGCCGAGTTTGAAGGCACCGACTAAGAAATCGTTCTGTGTCATGGCTTGAGTAGAAACCACAGGGCGATTCCAGAGCTTCGCGTTGGTGCCTTCCTGAGGCTGGCCGATGATGTAGCGACCTTCCCCATCCTTGGTCAGCTCGATGGCCGCCCAGTCAATCGGATTGAGTACGATGCCGTCGGAGGGAAACTCGGCCAGCTCGGCCTGCAGCAGCGCCAGGCGCAGGCGGTCAATACGCTGCTCGCCCACTACGGCCACGCCGGCCGGCGCGGCGTACAGTTGAGCAACGGTCATGAGGCCCTGCAGGTTCACGCCGGTGCCATTGCCGTAAAGCAACTGAGCCTCTTCTGCTATGGTGAGGCCGTAGCGTGCACGACCGTCGATATAGCTCTGCAGTGCCTTGGCATCGTCCAGCATCTGGCGGCTGGCTTTAAACAAATGGGCGATGGTCCGCACGTTCGCCGTGGCCAGGCCGAAGGTCAGGTCGGAGTACGGCTTGGCAGTGTTCTCCGCCACGGTGCGGGCGTTGTTGGTGAAGCCGGTTTCACGGACGTACTCGATGGAGTTCGATTCTGTGGTACCTGGCGCGACCAGGTCGCGGACGGTCAGTCGGCGCTGAGGCGGGGTAATGATGCCCGGCAAGCGCTGAGTCTGCACCAGGTCACCGCCGGTTGCGGTGGTGATGGCTGCGCGCGGTACGGAGACACGGCGGGAACCACGGAAGGACGAGTTCATGTCCTTCATTTCTTCGCTTTCGATCACGAGGGCGCCTACCGATTTCTGCGGTTCCTCCTGATGGTTGCGATCCCGACTTGCGTTCACGAGCTTTTGCTCGGCCTCGCCCAGGCGCGCCTGAAGCTCACCCTGCTTGGTCAGCAGTTCATCGACCTTGGCACGGGTTTCCGTATTCATTTCGCCGGAAGCCTTGATTTGCTTCTCGGTCGCCTCGGCCTGGCTTTTGATCTGATCGCCAATGCCCTTGAGGCTGGCGTTGAGTTCTTTGACTTGGGCTTCAAAGTCCATGGTCACTTTCCTTTCAGAGAATTGAGGAGATTGGTTGCCGCGCTCAGGGAGGCGGAAAGGTCTGGCGCGACAGCGCTAGGCTTGTCGGACGGGGTAGCGTTATGCGTACCCCCGCCGGCAGCGCGAGGCATACCGGACTTAAAACTAGCGAACAGTTCGCGGCGCTCGGATCGAGGCATTCCCCCCTTGGCCAGGGCGACATCCATGGCCTTGAGCGCATTGTTCTGGGCGGTGTCTTCGGTTTCGCGTTCGGTGACTTCGCTGGAAGACAACAGCCCAGTGGCCAGGCCAAGCTCCACCGCGCGCTTGCCACGGATATAGGTTTCGTCGTCCATCAGCTCAGCCATATCCTCCGCCGACTGCCCACTCGTCTCGGCATAGAGGTCGGCCATCGCCGCATCGAACTCCTCCATGTCGTCGGCTATGTCGCGGAGGTAGTTGCGATTGCCTGCGAGCCAAGTCCAGCAGTTGTGGATCATGAGGAAGGCGCTGGTGGCCACTTCTCGCTTCTTCCCAGCGAGGAAAACGATCGAAGCAGCGCTGGCCGCCATGCCGAGCACCTTGGTCGTGACCTGATGGGTGTGCTCTTGCAGGCGGTTGTAAATGGCGATGCCTTCGAACATGTCGCCGCCTGGCGAGTTGATGTAGACGGTCACGTCGCGATCACCGATGGCGCGCAGCGCAGCATCGATCCGTTTCAGCGTGACGCCCTCGCCGTACCAGTCCTCACCGATCACGCCATAAACCGTGATGGTGTCCGAGGTGTTCTCAACGGCCGCCTGAATCGCGGGGTTCCATTTATCGAGCGCGCGCGGGCTCATCTCGCTGCGCAGGCCGCGAGACTGGATTTTGTGTTTCATGGATTGCTCCCGAGATTTACTGTTCCGGCTGTTGTAGCCAATTCATCAGTGCGGCCCTTGCGGCCTGCCCATCGTTTTGCTTGCCAAGCTGGTCCAGTGGCACCAGGTTGGATTGCACGGTCAGTACGTCGCCACCCGGCATGCTCGGAAGGTTTTCCTTCCGCCGCCCCTCGTTTCGGGTCATGTAGCCGTTCTGCCCCATAGTGCTGAGATAGGACGCCCGACCGGCGCTGTCCGCACGCAGGAACGCTTCAAGCGAGTACTCGGCGTAGAACTTGATCCGGTCAACCGCCGTCATGCACCACTTGTTCACACACTGCTCGATCGGCGCCGTGTAGGACATGATGCAGTACGTGAGAAACGCGATCTGCTGCTGCTCAAGGCCGGTCCCCCAGTTACTGCCCTTATCGGTCTTCATCACCATCCAGGGCGGAACGCCGAACCATCTGCAAATTTCCTCGATGCTGTGCCCTCTCGACTCCAGCAACTGCGCGTCGGCCGGGTTGATGCCGATCATCTCTGGCTTGACGCCCTGCTCGAGCACGGGGCTCTTGCCGGCATTCAAGGCTCCGGAGATCGTCTTTACATACTCACGAAACTCAACGCGCTGAGCCGGGTTAAGCGTCTTGTCCACTGAAAACGCGACCGTGGGCATCATGCCGTTGCGGAAAGTGCTGTTGGCCGCGTCATCGGCTGACATCGCCGAACCGAAAACATCTGCGCCGTAACGAATGGCCGAAAGTCCTACCCGGCCATCCAGAGTAAACGCTGGGATGTGCAACATGTTCTGCCGCACAATCTCCCGGCGCGCCCCCTTTCTCGGCCTAAAGAAGTACCTCAGCCGGCCATCATCATCAAACTCAAGGTCGACCCGGGACGGCATCAAAAAGTCGAGCGCAATGACGCGGCCTGCAGATC